TATTCAACCAGAATACGAACAATGGTTCAGTAATATTCTTCCAGAATTTGTTGATTTTTTAAATGAAAATTATGAAACACTTAATAGATTAACTTTTTTATATAATGGTGATAGTCTTGGAATGGTGTCTGAAAGTAGTTATCAGAATTGGTGGTTTGATAATGGGTTAAGTGAGGATGTAATTAATTATGCAATATTTTATGATAAGGGTTATGCGTTTTTTAGATATTGTATAGATAACAATATTGATGAAGAAACTATTGTTAATCTTATAAAGTACATGATTGAAAAGGATGTATTTGATACTAGAGAATTAGATAAAGAATTTTGGGACGAATATGTTGAGAGGTATGGTGCTGAGCATATCAGAGAGTTATTAGAATTTGCTGGTGATTCAATTAACATACCAGAGCTTATGGATGAATTAAGAAATTATAATGGAATTGTATTATGCGGTGGTGGTATTAATGAGTGTCTTAAAGAAGTTGAAATAGCTTTACACGCTTTAGATAAACCTTTTAATATCTTAACAAAATACACATATTAATGAAGATATTAATTAAAAATTTACTAAGAGAAGCTTTTATTGAAAAAACAATAGAAGAAGAATACCCAATCAGTTGGAGCTTGGAAGAATTCAAGAAATTGAGGTCTTTTAATCAACGTATACAATATTGCCAACAACATCTTAAACGTATATCATCTGGCTCAAGTCGTATAGTTTATAAAGTTGACGATGAAAAAGTTTTAAAATTGGCTAAGAATAAAAAGGGGCTTTCACAAAATGAACTTGAAGCCGAATACTCTAGCTATGATGATTTATCCGATATCTTAGCAAGAACATTTGATTCAGCCGATGATAATACATGGGTTGAAATGGAATTAGCAAAGAAATTAACACCACCTATTTTTAAACAAATAACTGGGTTTGATTGGGAAGATTATAAAAAGGTTATGGATAAACAATACTATGCTGCAAACCCAACAAAGGACCGTTGGCGTATGGCAGATAAAATAGTAATACCCAATGAAATAGAAGGACAAATGTGGGAGAATGAATTTATATATGGTATGCTTTCTCTTCTTGGTAATTATGATATACCTGTTGGTGATTTATTAAGAACAAATTCTTATGGTATTGTTAAGAGAAACGGAGAAGATGTAGTTGTACTTATTGATTATGGTATAAACCATGAAAATTATGAATCATATTATACATAATTTTTTTATATGAAATTAATTCCGTATCTTTGCAGGGTTAAAAAATGACTAATGGGGTTAATTAAAATCAAAGAAGATTTAGAAGAAAAGATACGGGTATTTATACAGAAGCTTTCTGAGGAAGGAACCGAAACAAAAGAAGCTATCAAGATACTACAAAAACACATAATGGGTGAAAGTGTTACACCTGAAGAAGAAAAGGAACTTAAGGAACAATTTTTTGATGTTTTAAAAATAGCTGGTATAGGAATACCGTTTATCCTAATACCAGGGGCAAGTCTTCTGCTTCCAGCAATTCTTTATGTTGCAAAAAAGAATAATTTTAATTTATTTCCATCAGCATTTAACGATAAAGAGAAAGAAATGAAAACAATAGTTTTAAATAATAGTGTTAACTATTTAGGTGTTTCAGTAACTAAACCAAATAATAAATTATACATTCTTAGAGGAATATCTGGTTCTGGTAAATCAACTAAAGCTAAAGAATTAGTTGGTAATGGAGTTATACATTCCACTGATGATGTTATCACTGAGCATTATGATTATGATGAGTTTTTCAGATTGATTAATACTGAAAATAAGTTTTATTTACTTGGCAATATGCATAGTAAAAATCTTAATAATTTTAAGAAGTCAATCGATGACGGTAAGAATCCAATTATTGTTGATAATACCAACATAAAGGCTTCAGATATAAAACCATATGTAAAGTATGCGTTAGAGATGGGGTATTCAGATGAGAATATTATTATTGTTGAAATTGGTACAGGTGGGTTAACAGCTGAAGAATTAGCAAATAGAAATACACATGGTGTACAACTTAAAAAAATTGAAGATATGATTAAAAAATTAAATGGTGGTGGTAAAATGACACTAAAAAAAATTATGGATGCAAAAGAAGCGTCAAATGTTATTTACTCAGCAGTAATACTTGATAATAAATCACATGATTTATTATTAAATACATTCAGTAGTTTAATTCCAGATGGTTGGAAAAAAATTGCACATCATATGACAATTACGCTAGGCGAATTGAGGGATAAAACAGATATTGATAAAGATGTTACATTAACGGTTACACATGTCGGGTTAAGTGATAAAGCAATGGCAGTAGTCGTTACTGGTTATCGTTCAAAAAACAAAACACCACATGTAACAATAGCAATAAATCCAAACGATGGTAAAGCTAAGGATTCAAATGATATTACTAATTTTAAAGAGGTAAAACAATTTGAAATAGTTGGTAAGGTAACAGAAGTTAAAAAATAATTTGGTCAAATCAAATTAAATATGTAAATTTGTAAAAATTTTAAAGATGATAACACAAAAAAGACGTGAAGACCTTTCAAACAAATTTGAAAAAATGGGTCACGCATTAATCCAAGAAGGGTTTACATTAAGTGATGAGAATATATTACAATCTGGAACAATATTAATTATCTTAAGTAATTTAATACTTAATGATTCAGATATGTTTATATTCGGCGAAATATGTACAATGTTTTCAGCAAAAAAAATCATAGATGATATGGAATCTAAGGGAGAATTTCCAAAAGATGAAATATTAAATTTTTTTAAAAACAATTCAGAACCAGAAACACCAAAAAGAAAAAAAAGAAAAGGTGGTAAGGATAAAAACTCAGACGAAAATGTTAGCGATAATTAATTATATAAGAAAAGAAGGATTGGCTAAGGCAATCCAACTTTTCAAATTAAAGGTTAAGGTTTACGATAAAAAAATTATTTTAAAATATGACCAGATAGAATCTGACATGTCACATTTAGAAGTACAAGAATGTCGTGGTCTTATACTTGAAAGAGATACTTTGAATATTATGGCAATGTCATTTTATAAGTTCTTTAATCATGGTGAAACTCATGCTGCAAAAATTGATTGGAATACAGCACAGGTTCTTGAAAAGGTTGATGGTAGCATGCTTCAAGTTTATTGGGATTGGCACGCTAATAAATGGTTTGCAGCTACTACTGGTACTGCTGAAGGTGAGGGTGAAGTTAATAATAAGATTGGGACTACTTTTAACGAATTATTTTGGAATACCATAAACAACAAATATACCTTTAATGAATGTTTGTTGAATAAAGACTTAATATACGTTTTTGAGTTGACAACACCGTATAATATCGTGGTTAAACCACATGGTGAATCATCCGTAACGTTGTTGACAGTTAGAAACAGAAAAACGCTTGTTGAGTTGTCTAGAAGAGACTTAGAAATGGTTGGAATATCTTTAGACATACCAGTGGTTAAGTCTTATGACCTTAATGCAAAGAACTTTGGTGATTTAATAAGAACATTTGAGGGTATGCCATGGTCAGAAGAAGGTTATGTAGTTGTTGATGCAAACTTTAATCGTGTAAAGATTAAAAACCCAGCTTATTTGGCTGTTCATCACCTTAAAGGAAAAACAGCTGAACATAACATCTTGACAATTGTTAAATCTAATGAGATTGAAGAGTTTGCTTCTACATTTCCAGAAAGAAAAGAAGAATTACTTAAATTAAAGGCTAATTACGATTTATTAATAGCTAAGCTTAAATTTGTTTGGGAAGAACTTATACCAAGCAAGCCAAAGAATATCACAGCTAATGAAAAGAAGATGTTTGCCGCAGCTGTATTTGAAGTTTCTAAAAAGCATAAGGTGGATTCGTTCACTGGTTTGTTTTTCGCACTTGAAAATGGCAAGGTTGAAGACATTGATAAATTCATGATGGACTATGATGATAAAAAACTTTACAAAATTCTTTAATTAAATTTGGTGGAATGAAAATTCCACCTTATTTTTGCATTCACAAAATCATAAAATGAAAATTAAACAAATCTTTGATGAAATCGCTAACGAATCATCTACGAACAAAAAGGTTGAAATCCTTAGCAAGTATAAGGACAATGAATTATTAAAAAGGGTGTTATATCTTGCGAATAGCAAGCGAGTAAAGTTTTATATCAAGCAGATTCCAGAATACGAATGTGGACCATTTTATCAAGGTCTAGAAGTTGCTTTAGATTCATTAACACCAATATCATCAAGAAATGTTACTGGTCACGCTGCAATAAACCATTTAAAGGCTACATTAGAATTTTGTGATAATGATGATGCACACATTATTGAATGTATTATTGAAAAGGATTGTAAGATGAATTTAGGAACAAGTCTTATCAATAAGGTTTTTCCAAAGCTCATTGAAGAAACGCCATATATGGGTGCAAAATCATTTAGTGAAGACTTGGCAAAAAAAATATTTAAAGATGGTTATGCATACAGCCAAATTAAAATGGATGGTAGATATTGTAATGCTATAATTCGTTCAGGTGATGTTGAGCTAGAGAGTAGACAAGGTGAACCAACAATTCTTATTGGTGCAAAATTTTTAGAGGAGCTTAAAGGTTTTGAAGACTGTGTCTTAAATGGTGAGTTGACAATTGATGGTATTTCACGTTACGAAAGCAATGGTATCGTTGCATCACTAATCAGTATTTCTAAAAAGAAGTTGGACGGTGAAGATGTTACTAAAGAAATAGACAAGTTCCAAGAAAAACACATGAATTATTTGGATGCCTTAGATTCAATCAGGTTTACAATATGGGACACAATTTATATAGAAGAATACTTTAATGCAAAGTCAGACTTACAATATAATTTAAGATTAAATAGGGTTGGTGAAATGTTACGAGATTATAATCCAACAATGGTTAGTCTTGTAGAAACAAAAGTAGTTGAAAGCTATGAATTGGCCATGAGTCATTTCCAAGGAACACTTAATAAAGGATTTGAAGGAACAATTTTAAAATCTAGTAAGGGAACATGGAAAGATGGTAAACCCAACTGGAGTATAAAGCTGAAAAAGGAAATCAATCTTGACTTGGTTATCAAAGGATTTAATTATGGAACAGGTAAAAATAAAGATGTAATATCATCTATCGATGTTGAGAGTTCGGATGGTTTACTTAAGACAAGCCCCACAGGAATCAATGAATCAATGATGAAATTCATCACAGAAAATCAGGGTAAACTTTTGAATACTATCCTTGAGGTCAAGTGTTCGGGGCTATCGCAAGATAGCGAAGGTAACTACTCAGTATTGCATCCTGTTTTTAAATTATTACGTGACGATAAGAGCGAAGCAAATTCATTAGATGAATGTATTAAAATAGATAAAGCTGCTCTGGGACTATAATTTAATAGCATACCAGCCAATGAATTCTTTATTTTGAATAAGAACTTCTTTTTTAATTGTATGTCCTTGGTAGATTGGCTTACCATTATTATAATAAGATTTTCTTAGTGCTTTGATTGGTAAATTATTTGTTTTACAAATTGTTTCAAAGTTACCATTACAAATAAATCTGAGAACCCCATCAGCGTCATAAATATTAACCTTGATTGCTGATGGATTTTTATCTGCAATTTGTTTACCTATTTTTAATTTAGATAAAAGTTGTTTTACAGTTTCATTACGTTTAAGACCCGTAATAGATTTAATTACATTTATCCTATGAGTTTCAGATTTTGGTACACCCATCAATGATTTGGTGATATTTTCTTTTTGTAATTCATTTAATTTTTTACCTAAATGAGCTTTACTCATTTTAGCTTTTGATTCGTCAGTGTGTTTGAATTGACCACGATTTCCACCACCCTGTGTCATGTTATAACCATTCTTGTAACTATCGAATAAGGCAACGTAGTAAACTTCAAGTTCATTAGCCTCGTCTTTGGTACTGATACAATCAACCAGTATTTGATAATCAAAATTACCAATGTCATATTTCTTTAAAGCTTGGTGAAACTTAAATTTTGGATTTGAGCTGGCTAAGATATGCTCTTGTAACCGTACATTAAACCCACGGTTAGTTACACCGATATATGACTTACCGTTAAGTTTATTGGTAAACTTATAAATAACATACGTTCTATCTTTCATAAAAATAAATATACTAAAATTATTTGTTTATGTCAATAATACCTAGTATATTTGCAAAAATAATTACAATGAAGAAACACATATCATTTCCTTCTATTGACCAATTTAAGACTGTTGTCTCTAACATCAATAGAAAACACAATTTTGTTGGGTTGGATGAAAATGGTGATGCCATTTATGACCCATCTAAGCCGAAGCCAAAACTTAAATTTAAAGGTACAGTAAAACTACACGGTTGTTTTGAAAAAGATACTTTAGTAACTTTAGCTAACGGTGAACAAACACCAATTTCAGATATTAATGTTGGTGATATTGTATTAAGTTATGATTTTGAGAATAATAAAGTAATCGAAAAAGAGGTTACACATACCGAAAATGGGTCTTCAAATAAAAAATGGGTTGAATTATTATTTGATAATGGTACTAGTATTAAATGTACTGGTGACCATAAAATATATACGACAAACAGAGGTTGGGTTGAAGCAAAAGACTTATTGTCAGATGATGAATTTATTGAGAATAACTAAATTTAAAGTTCGTTTCATGAATACTTACATATTTATAATAAATGTAGTTAAAAATGATTTTAAGAACTTGGTGTAAATTAGTAAAAAATAAATTTGGTTATTCTAAAAAAATGTCTAGTAAGACAGAACCTATAAATGAAGTTTGTTGTGATAATTGTTTTAAACTAACAGAAGAAAGGGTAAAAGATACTATTCAGTATGAAAAAAAATATAGTAAACAACTTTGTGGTCGCTGTAGACGAATTGAAAATGGTAAAATAATTGGTATTATTGGTTCACAAACATTACTTTCTTTTACTAAAGAACAAAAAAGGGAATATTCAAGTAACGCTGGTAAATCTTCACATATTAAAAGTCCCTCAAACAAGGGTAAATTTTCAACTATTAGATGGGATAAAATGAGTTCAGAAGAACAAATGTCTCGTGTTAAAAAAGCTAATAAAGCTTTACATGATAAATTAAACAATGATGAAAATTTTAAAAACGCGCACTATCTTAAGATATTTAAAAATAGTAGGATAGGTTTTATTAGTAAAGGTCATAACGAATTACATGATTTTTTAAAAGAATTTGGGTTTATTCAACATTTTCAAATCTCAGATATGGAAACTGATGAATGTAATGAGAAGTTAAAAATTGTTATTGAATATAATGGAGATATGTATCATTGTAACCCTAGAAAATGGAAACCAGATGAATATAATTCAGTTATTAAAATGACTGCGAGTGAAAAATGGGCAAGGGATAGAAATCGTTATTATAAACTTAAACGTATGGGTTATGTTTGTTTTGTTGTTTGGGAGGACGATTGGTTTAATAATAGGGATTTAATTAAACAAAAAATTATAAAATTTATAAATAAAAGAAAAAATGAAATTAATTAAAATTTTAGAAATTAACCCTGAAATATCATATGACATTTCGGTTAAAGATACCAATTGTTTTTTTGCTAATGGTATTTTAGCCCATAATTCAAACTTTGGTGTATGTTATAACGATATTTCAGGCCTATGGGCTCAATCTAGAGAAAATATCATTACACCTCAAAGTGATAACGCAGCCTCAGCATTCTTTGTTGAGTCTAATAAAGAAGTATTTCTTGATTTATTTAATCAAGTTAAGGAAAGACTTAATTTAGACTTAACTCAAAATACTATTTCAATTTATGGTGAGTGGGCTGGTAAGGGAATTCAAAAGTCTATTGCTATTTCTAATATTGATAAATCAATGTTTATCTTTGGTGTTAAGATTACACCACATATAAAAACAGAGGAAGAGTTAAAAGATAACCCAGCATATTGGGTTGATTCATCATATTTAAGAAATCACGAACATAAGATTTATAACATCGAGGATTATGAAACTTATGAGATTGAAATCGATTTTAATTATCCGCAATTAGCTCAAAACAAGATAATTGAAATGACTATTGCTGTTGAGGATGAATGTCCAGTTGGTAAAGCATTTGGTTTTGAAGGTATTGGTGAAGGAATTGTATTTTCATATATGACCGAAACTGGTGAGGTTTATCGCTTCAAAAGCAAGGGTGAGAAGCATTCTAAAGCATCAAAGGTAACAACACTTAAACCAGTTGATGATGCTAAGGTTAACAAGATTATTGACACAGTTAACAAAGTTACTCCAGATTGGAGACTTGAGCAAATGCTTGATAAGACCTTTGACCTTATGAATGGTGGAACCATTGATATTAAGAGAATGGGTGAATTTATTAGGAACGTTGTAAACGATGTCATCAAGGAAGAATCTGATGTTATTGCTGAGGCTGGACTTGAACCTAAAGACATAAACGCTAAGGTTTCAGAAAGGTGCAGAAACTATTTCTTCGTTAAGCAAAATGAGGAAGTGGGACTTAACTAATCTTTACTAATTGCAAAATTTTGTTTATACTGTAATAAAAATTATGATACAGAACAAAGTTTTGCAATTGCAAGAAGAAACCATTTTAAAGAATGGTGTTAAATTACCTGCTGGTCAGGAAATTGAAATAGTAATGAATGTGGTTTATATGGGCGGTTATCCATTACCACCAAATATGCAACCAATGATGTTAAATTGGATTAATACTAATCCAACATTATTTAAAGAAACAACAAAAAATTGGTAATGAGTGAATTACAAACAGGGTACGAATGGTGCCTAGAAGAAAAAATGAGAATACTCGATTTAAAAGAGTGGACTACTGAATGGTCATTTTATATGGAGTCATATTACAGTGAAAAAATCACTTATGCTGATTTCTTTGAAAGAATTAAACAATGTAGGATAAAACCAAACTCTACACCTAGAAAAACAGAAATGTTTTTGGAATATAGGATGTATGGCTTAGTACCTTATAATTTAAGTCCAATTCAACAAGGCATCCAATTTGGACATGCTGTTGTTGAATACGGTCAATTAGTTAAGGGTATACCACCTTTTGAGGCAGTATACGATAAGTTTGCTAGAAAGGATAAAACCTTTATAATCTTAAATGGTGGTACAACAAATGAAAATCAAGAAAGATTTGGTACATTACAACTTAGCAAACAAATACTTAAAGATAATGGTGTTATGTTTGCTGAGTTTAGAGAACCAGACCTTAATGACACATTAACAGCTGTTGTTTTCTTAGTCGATGAAAGGGTTTTTAATAGAAAACTTTATCCAGACTTTGTTGAAGATGAAAATGCTTCTGATGAAGATAATCAAAGACAATACCAACAATGGATGGAAAAGGTTGGTGGCGAAAAGAATGTATTTTTAAGAACATTCTTATCCCCAACTAATTTTAAATTAGCGTAATGAATGATAAAATAGTACTTATGGGTAAGATTGTCTTCGAGCCAGTCAATTACACTAAGAAGCACAGTATGCAAGCTTCTTGGAAGAGAATTGCTATGGTCTTCATTGACGGCGATGTTACTGAGTATTATTCATGGTTCATTAAAAAGCGTTACAATCTTTTACTTAACAAGCCAATAAGAGGTGCGCATATTTCCTTTATAAATGATAGCCTAAGGGATATGTCTAATAATGGACAAAAGAGCCTAGAAGAGGTTGATAGAATATGGAATGCGGCTAAGACTAAATGGGATGGTAAATACATACCTATTATGCTTAGTCTTGACCCAAGAACCAGCGATAAACACTGGTGGTTAAACATACCACCAGATTACCGTGATAAGCTTCATCAGATTAGAGCTGAAGTTGGTTTAGGTCGTCCTAATTTTGGTCTTCACATGACAATTGGGTTAGCGAACGAGAAGAATATCGAACATTCAAAATATATACATTCATTAATTAAATCAGGATTAATAAAATAAAACAATATGATATACAAACATTCATTTAGACTATTATTAGCACTATTATTTATCTTCATAGTGTTCTGGTCATTCAATCATGTTAACCCTTGGATATCAATCCTATTAGGATTTGGTGGTTTAACATTCTTAGCAAACGTAATTTATAAACAAAACAATAAATAAGATGAAAAAAAATCTCATGGTAGCTATTACCTTATTAGCAGTAGTAATTCTTTCTAGTTGTGAGCGTGTGGCACCAAACTATTATGGTGTGCTTATGGAGAATTATGGTAAAAACGGTAAATCCGATTACGCAAAACAACAAGGTCGTGTAAACACGATGGGACCAGGTGTGGAACTCTTCCAAGTGCCAGCTTTTGAACAACGAGCAAATTTTGGTGAGCAAGTTTTACACTTAAAAGCAGCTGATAATACAGAGTTTACAGCTAAGCCTTTATATAGCTATAGAGCTATACCAAATAAGGTTGTAGACTTGGTATTCCAAAATGCTAGATTAGGTAGTGGTGATAAATTTATGACTTCATTAGAAGATAATGTATTGGAACCACACATCTATGATATAATCAAAGAGGAAAGTCGAAAATACATAACCGATTCCTTAATGGCAAATGGTGGTTCTTTAAAGTTTGAACAAAGAGTACAAGAATTGGTTCGTAAATCATTTGACGATAAGGGACTAGAATTAATCACATTCTCAGCGAATTTGGACTTTTCAACCAAAGTAAAAGAAAAGATTGATAGTCGTAATGAGGTAAATACCAATATAACGGTAATCGACCAACAAATAACTGAGCAAAGAAAGCGTAACGAACTTACCGAATTACAAGCACAGGAAAACATTATAAGAAGTCGAGGTTTAACACCACAAGTATTACAATTAAAATTAATTGAGAAGTGGGATGGTAAGTCATCATTATACGGCAATATACCGTTAACATTTAACAAAAATATCAGAGACTAAATAAATGGGGAAGAAATTCCCCATTTTTTATTAAATAAATTTGTTAGTTCAAAATAAGTTCGTATATTTGTATAAAATTAAACATTATGGGAGGAAGAGCATTAAAATCAGTACAAACAAGACGGTACGAAAGAGAAGAATTTGAAGAAATAAGCAAAGAGTTGATTGACAGACTTAAAAATAAGTTTGCTCGTGTTATAATGCCTTTGTTTTATAAAAATAAACAATCATTTGGTGATGCTGATATATTGGTATCATTGGAAGGACGTAAAGAATTCGATATTCGTAATTATATTACAAATGAATTCAAACCAACTGAAATATTTCATAATGGTAACTGCTGGTCTTTTGATTATAAAGAACTCCAAGTTGACCTTATAACATGTGAACCAGAACACTTTGATTCTAATGCTATGTACCTTTCATACAATGACCTGGGAAACTTTATTGGAAGGTTAGCACATGGTCTTGGGTTAAAATATGGTCAAGAAGGTCTTTGGTATGAACATTACTTTAAGGGTAAAAACATTGGTACAATAATAGTATCTAAGGATTATCCAAAAATCTTTAACTTCTTAGGACTTTCATATGAAAGATACGAACAAGGCTTTGATGAATTGGAAGATATCTTTACATACATTGCTGAGTCACGATTTTTTAATTGGAAGATGTTTCAAATGGACCATCTTAACAAGATAAACCGTGACCGTAACAAGAAGAGAGCGTCTTATATGTCGTTCTTGGATTGGATGGATGAAAATGTTTCTGACGAGAACCATGAGTATAATTTTGCTGAGGATAAGACATCATATTTCGTTATGATTAACGATGCATTCCCAGAGGCTGATATTGTAACTCAAGTTAGAAGACTTGAATATCTTGAATGCCGAAAGCTTTATGTTCAGTCAAAGTTCAATGGTGGTGATGTTATGAGAAAGTATGGGTTTGAAGGCAAGAAGCTTGGTGAAGTCTTAACTGGCTTTAGAGAGTATATTAGTTTAGAATATAAATCATACAATGATTATATTATACATACCGATTCCTTTAACATATACGAAGATTTTGAAGATTATCTACTTAAAGAAGCTGTAAATATATAATATGAAATATACAATTGAGGTTTCAGGCCGAGGTGCCGAATGTTATGTGCATAAAATTTCACAGGAACAATTTAACGAATTGAAGAAGTATGATACAACATCCGATTCAACAGATATTGTAATTGAAGAATTAGGTGTTGATGATTATTTTGAAACTGACTTAATTCGTTCTGGACTTTACGACATTAAAGATAACTTTTTTGTTACGGTAAAAAATGAGGCTAATGAAATAATTTGGGAATCAAATAAGTCTTTAGACCTAGAACTCAATGATTACGAAGAAGCCTTTTGGATTGGTAATCACGTAGTATTTGAGGATGAGGGTAAAGGTGTTTATTCTGAGGGTGAATTTGAAATTGATGGTGAATTTGACCCACTTAAATTAACCAAAATCGTTTCAGATGTTTGCGAAATTATTCAAATTATAATTGGTTTTAACTATGACGGTGTAAAAATTGATACAATTGTTGGTGACACCAGAAGCATTTGTTTAGCTGTAAATGTTGTTTAATTAAAGAATGGATTTTCACGTAATAAAAGCTGGATGGTTTCGTCCAGCTTTTTGCATGTATTTAAAAAACCAATGACCTCATCATCAGATAGCTTAAAAAATTCATTCATAGCAAGAGTTTGTTTATATGAGTATCTAGCATGAAGCATATTTTCAATTCTTTTATAGTTCTTTGATTCGTAGAACTTCAAGACCGATAACTTGTTAGAGTTACCAGTTTGCAATTGTTTAAGGCGTTTTTCTGGAGAATTTTTAGATACACCTATCTTATGTGCTTCATCACCGTTTTTGTCAACTTCCAATATAAGATATACATAACTCATAAGTTATTATATTAATTTTATTAAAAATGTAAATATTTATTGATATGATTGATATCTTAAAAAAAATGCTTCATGAAGGCTTAGCAGAAATGGAAATAAAACAAAAAGATTTATTTGGTTCTGGTTTAGAACACAAAATATTTCCATCAAAAGACCCAAATAAACTATATAAGGTTGGTTATTGTGATAGCATATCGTTATTTGTTAAGGCTGTTAATAAGGGTGAAGAATATTTTCCAAAAATTTACAAAATGGGTACAATAAAATATAAAAATGAAAAAGTTTGTTGGATAATGATTGAGAAATTAAACACTGAAAAAGTTATATCTGATTTTGATAGTTTAAATAATGTATTTAAAGAAATTGGGTTACTTGATTTGAGTGATGTTAGTAAAGTATACAGTGATATTAGTTACATTTTTAGAGATTTATTAGTTGATGACAATAATGAATTTATGGGTGAAATTACCAATAAGTTAAAAAAATATGATGCTAAAAATAAAACAAAATATAAAGATTTATTTTTAAAATGGGTTGTATTTTTATATAAGGTTGAATCTATCGTAACAAATGTTAAAATGTCCTTAGATTTACATGGTGGTAATTTTGGATATGATAATGCTGGTAATTTAAAGTGTTTAGATATTTAAAAAATATTTTAAAAAAAACTTGACATATCAAAAACTTTTCGTATATTTGCATATATTTATTAAAAAGAAAATAAGATGAAAACATTTAACAACATATTGGTCCTTTGTTTATCAGTGCTAGTGTTATGCAACGCTACTGGGCATTCTATGTGTTAATTTGAATAATTAAAATAATTAGAAGCTCAGTCCGAAAGAACTGAGCTTTTTTTATGTCCCTCTGGCCGAGCGGTTTAGGCACAGAGCTGCAACCTCTGTTACGGCGATTCGAATTCGTCGGGGGACTCCGAAAAAAAATGTTATGGAAAAGAATGAGATAAAAAAAGCTTTATATAAGCAAAATCCAAAAGCGGTTTTGGATTACATTAGAAAGGGTATTGCATACTATTGGACATCGTTAGAAGATGGAACCAAGATTACATTTGAAATACCAATTTCAGATATGGGTGATGCAGATTTCTTTGCACATATAGATTCAAAGTTACTGAATCGTTGGATTGTTTAAAATTTGGCCCTGTCGTATAGTGGTTCATTACACTGTCTTTACACGGCAGATACGGCGGTTCGATTCCGCACAGGGCTACTGTTCTTTAGTTAAGTGGTATAGCGCTTCTATGACACGGAAGAGGCCAAGAGTTCGATTCTCTTAAGAACAACATGAAAAAGAAATTATTTGATGCCTTGTAACTCGCTCTAATGCTGAGTACAAAGCGAAATGAAAAAAAACAACGAGTTTAAATTAACAACAAATCGTCAACTGTATAATAAATTATATAGAAGACACTTGGAGCATACAGCAAAAATTGGATGTTCTTATTGTGCTCCAAACAAGGGTTGTAATCAAAGGGGTAAAAACAAATCATATGGTGGTTTTACCGAAGAAGTTATAACACCTAATTGGAAATTAGTTTCTAAAAATCGAAAGCAATGGATGAAGAAACCAATAATTGTTAAAAAAGAAATAGTGAAGTGGCGTAATAAAGAATATGTTACGATAACATGGTAACTAAAACCTCTGAAAAGAGGAAATGGGGGTGTGGTGGAATTGGTAGACA